AGCCGGATCAATAATTCAGGCGGTATTGGGGTGTTTCTTTACCCGGAAGGTTTTGAACAATTCAAAGAACTTTTGAAAGGGGTGATTACTTGCGGTACTCACATTCAAGCGTTGATTGCTTTGAAAAGTGCAAATTCAAGTACAAAATGCGATATTTGGACGGGATAAGCACCGATGCAGCAACAGAGCCGGACAGCCCTTTGATTTTAGGGCAAGCGGTACACACGGGCATTGAACAAAGCCTTGAAGCAGCCCTTCACGAATACGCTTTCAGTTATCCGATTATCACGGATGCACATATCAATGAAATGATGAAGCTGGAAGTTGTGATTCCACTTGCAAGGGCAGCAATCCCGCCCGGTGGGATGTTTGAGGTTGAAATCAAGGATGATGATTTTCATGGGTTCATTGATTATCTTGCCCCGGCAACAATCTTTGAACGGGGCGTTGAACTTCCTGATACTTATGATCTTTACGATTTCAAGTATTCAAACAATGTTTCAGGGTATAAGCAATCCGGGCAGCTTCACGAATATAAGTATTTCTTCGAGAAGAACAACCCCGGAAAGAAGATTCGGAATTTGTACTTTGTTTTCGTTCCCAAAGTCACAATCCGGCAGAAGAAAACGGAAACTTTGCAAGAATTCAGGGAACGATTGAAAGGTGAACTTGCAAAGGTGGAAGTTAAGACGGTTCAAATTGACTTTGATTCCGAAAAGGTGATTGATTTCCTGTTTGGAATAAAGGCAATAAACGAGGAAACAGAGTTCCCGAAAGAACAAAGTTACTTGTGTAGGTTTTGTGAATTTCAAGATTATTGCGAGAAAGGATGGAATTATTTTATGAAATTACCTGAGAACAAGAGAAGAAACATTGAAGCGGTTAGAAAGCGTGTTATTTGGATTTACGGTGTTCCGTTTTGCGGAAAAACCACTTTTGCTAATGAGTTCCCCGATCCGCTGATGCTGAACACGGACGGCAATATCAAGTTCGTGGATGCCCCGTATATTCATATCAAGGATGAAGTAAGGGTTGAGGGCAGACAGACGAAAAGAACCCTTGCTTGGGAAGTGTTCAAGGACACGATTTCCGAACTGGAAAAGAAGGATAACACCTTCAAAACTATCGTTGTGGACTTGCTGGAAGATTTATATGAACATTGCCGTTTGTATATGTATCAGCAGATGGGTATTACCCATGAATCGGATGATTCTTTCCGGGCGTGGGATAAGGTAAGGGGCGAATTCCTGAACACCCTGAAACGCCTTATGAACCTTGACTATGAAAATATCATTCTGATTTCCCATGAGGACACCAGCAAGGACATTACCCGCAAGGGCGGCGATAAAATCACGGCGATTAAGCCGAACTTGCAGGAAAAGGTTGCAAATAAGGTTGCCGGAATGGTTGATGTGGTTGCCCGTATCGTGGCAGATGGTGACACCCGCACATTCAACTTCAAAAGCAATGAAGTGATTTTTGGTGGTGGTCGTTTGCGTGTGGATGCAAAGGATATTCCGCTTGATGTGAACGCCCTGTTTGCTGTTTACGATGAAGCAAACAAAAATGCAGCTTCCGGCACAAAGATAACAGCACCCGCAACTTCTACCCGTGCAGGGCGTAAGCCAAAAGAAACCCCCGCCACGCCCGCAGATAAGCCGCAGGACAAGCCCGCAGAAGAAACCCCGGTAAACAATACCCCTGAACCGGAAAGCCCGCAGGAAGCCCCTGAACAGGCAACAGAACAGCCGGAAAACACCGAACCGGAAGCAGAAAACTCGGTTGAAGGTGCAATGAATCCCCCGGAAGCCCCGGCAGAGGAAGAAAAGCCCCGCCGTAAGCGTAAAGCAAGAGAGTAAAGAAAGGTAGGTATACACAATGAACAATCCGTTTGGTATTCCTGATGAAGTATTAGATGCAATTCTTTCTTCGGCAATCAGGCAAAACATTACACCGGGAATGAAGAAGCCGAACCCGGAAGCGAAACCCGATCAGGCAAGTTTGGCAAAGAGAGCCGCAACGATGGCAAAGGCAAGCTATGATGCCTATATTGAAGTTGGGTTCACGGCTGAACAGGCGTTTGAATTAGTGAAAGGCATTTATACCGCAAGACGGTAAGAAAGGTAAAGGTGAAAAAATTATGGCTAACATTTGGGATGAATTTGACAAGGCGATTGATACGGAAGGACTTGCGGAAGATGTGAAAAATGCCGCTGAAAACGGTGGTCGCCGGGAAGTTCCACACGATACTTACGAGGTTGCAATCAATAAACTGGAACTGGTAAAGAGCAAGAAGGGCGATCCGATGGTTACTTGCTGGATGAAGATTGTGGAAGGCGAGTACAAAGGCAGCTTGATCTTTATGAATCAGGTGGTAACGCAGGGATTTCAGATTCACATTGCAAACGAATTTCTTCGGGCGTTGGTGGCTGAAATGGCTGAACCGATTGATGTTCAGTTTAAGACCTTCAACCAGTACGGCAACATGATTATGGATGTTGCGGAAGCCATTGATAACAACTTTGAATACAAGGTTCGTTATTACGACAACAAGGGCTATAACGCCTTTGAAATTGAAGAAGTTTATCCGCTGGAAGATTAAGAAGTGAACGGGAAGCCCCGGGGGAGCAATCCCCCGGATGCACCCAATTTTGAAAGGGGTGAAGAAGTTGTTATTCTATGACTTCGAGGTTTTCAAATATGATTGGCTGGTTGTGGTAATGGATATGACCGAAAAGAAAACCCATGTGATAATCAATTCGCCGGAAGAACTGGAAGCCTTATATAAGGCAAATGTGAGGGAAATTTGGTGTGGATTCAATAGCCGCCATTACGATCAATACATATTGAAAGCAATTCTTTGTGGGTTTGATCCAAAGCGTGTCAATGATTATATCATTGTGAAAGGAAATCCCGGCTGGAAGTTTAGCAGCTTGTTCAACCAATATCCCCTGAACAATTACGATGTAATGACGAACATTGACAGAGGATTGAAAGCCTTTGAAGGGTTCATGGGAAACAATATCAAGGAAAGTTCCGTTCCCTTTGATATTGACCGGAAATTGACAGAAGAAGAAATTGCCGAAACCGTGAAATATTGCAAGCACGATGTTGAACAGACGGTTGAAGTATTTTTGCAGCGGAAGAAAGACTTTGAAGCCCACATTGGACTTGTGAAATTGGCTTGTCAAGGGAAGCCGCTGGATTTGTCCTTGATTTCCAAAACCAAACCGCAGCTTTCGGCAATTATCCTTGATGCCACAAAGCAAGAACACGATGATGAATTTGAAATTGATTTCCCGTGTTCAATGCACATTGAAAAATATACAACGGTGGTTGAATGGTATGAAAATCCTGAAAACCGCTGTTATCAGAAGAACGGGAAGAAAAATCAGCTTGATATAACGGTTGCTGGTGTTCCGCACCAATTCGCATGGGGCGGCGTTCATGGAGCAATCCCAAAATATCACGGGAAGGGTTATTTCCTGAACATGGATGTTGCTTCACTATATCCTTCTTTGATGGTGCAGTACAATCTTCATTCCCGCAATATCAGCGATCCGAAAAAGTTTGTTGAGATTTACAACCAGCGTTTGAAATATAAGGCTGAAAAGAATCCGCTACAAGCCCCGCTGAAATTGGTATTGAATTCTACCTATGGAGTTATGAAGGACAAGAACAACGCCTTATATGATCCGCTGCAAGCGAACCGGGTTTGTGTTTACGGGCAGTTGCTTTTGCTGGATTTGATAGAACGGCTTGAACCACACGCACAAATCATTCAATCAAATACTGATGGTGTGCTTGTGAAGATGCCGGAAGGTGAAAATGAAGATGAATGGTATAGCCTGATTGATGATATAGCCCATGAATGGGAAGTAAGAACCGGACTGAACCTTGAATTTGACGAATACCGGGAAATTTTTCAAAAGGATGTGAACAATTATATCATTCTTGATTCATGGGGGCATTGGAAATCAAAGGGTGCTTATGTGAAAGAGTTATCAGCCCTTGATTATGATTTGCCTATTGTGAACCGGGCATTGGTTGAATATATGGTGCATGGTGTTCCTGTTAGAAGAACCGTGAATGAATGTGATGATTTGAAGGAATTTCAGCTTGTTTCCAAAATCAGCGGTAAATATACCCATATTCTTTACGGTAGCAAGATTATCAAGGAAAAGTGTATCAGGGTATTTGCTTCAAAGAACGCTTCTGATGCCGGGGTGCAGAAGGTTCACGCCACAACGAAAAAGCCCGCTAAAATACCCAATTCCCCGGAACATTGTTTCATTTGGAATGATGAAGTAAACGGGGTTCGTGTACCGGAACAGCTTGATAAGCAATGGTACATTGACCTTGCCACTAAAAGATTATCAGATTTCGGGGTGATATAGATGGAAAATAGCTTGATTATATCGTGGAATTACGGAAAAGGACGCATGGAAATTTACATGAATTATTTCTTTCCTTGTAGTCAAGACCGTTTCAAAAAGCTACTAAAAATTATTTCGCTTGATTGGGAGCATGAAGAAGAATTGAAAGAGAAATTGAAAGTTCACTTTCAAGAAAGAATTGCAGAACTGACAGCTTCAAGAGAGCGGAACGGGAAAAAGTATTTCGAGTTCAAACAGAAGGAAGCAGACACAAAGCAGTTGATTGAAAGCCGAAAGCACCCAAACGGAACGCCTATTTCAAAGGATGAATTGAAACAGGCACGGGCAGATTTGAAGCAGTATCGGCAAACTTGGAAAACCGCCCTTTCAGATGCAAATCGGAACTTGAAACACAAAGGACAGTTTGAGAAATATTTAGAATCAATGTAAAGGCGGTGATTGGGTTGTTCTTCAAAGGTTATGTTGAAACCAAAGACAAGAAATGTATTGAAAAATTCAAGAATAGAACTGATTTCAAGACCTTTGAACAGGTTCAATCACTACCTGAATTTGCTGGTATTTTGGCAACAGATACTATATTGGTAGATATTGATGATTCTGAAAGTTCTGAATTACTGTTCAAGGTGGTTAAGGAATACAGCCTTTGTTGCAGGGTTTACAAAACCAGCCGGGGCAAGCATTTCTTATTCAAGAACAGCGGTGTTCCAACGAACAAAACAGGCTGCAAACTGGCGATAGGCATTACCGCTGATATTAAGATCGGTACACGGAATTCTTATTCCGTTTTGAAATATGGGGGTGTGGAAAGGGAAATCCTTTATGATACCGCCGAAAATGAAGAAGCACAGCCCCTTCCCCGCTGGCTTCACCCGGTAAAATCCAAAATGGAGTTTTTGAACATGGATGCTGGGGATGGGAGAAATCAAAGCCTGTTCAATTATATTTTGACCTTGCAAAGCAATGATTTCACGGTGGAAGAAGCAAGGGAAACAATCAGGATTATCAATAAATTTGTGCTGAAAGTTCCGCTTTCGGATGATGAAATTGAAACGATTCTTCGTGATGATGCGTTCAAAAAGCCCGTTTTCTTATGGGTAACACGTTTTTGTTTGATAAGTTCGCAACATTCATTAAGAACAACAACCACATTATCAAGATAAACAATCAGCTTCACTTGTACCGGAATGGAATTTATATTTCCGGGTTTGCAGAAATTGAAAGCGAAATGATAAAGCACATTCCTTCATTGAACAGGGCGAAAAGAACGGAAGTTCTTGCCTATTTGGATATTCTGATTAGAGATAACACTAAAGCGGAAGATGCAAACCTGATTGCTTTTGAAAACGGTTTGTATGATATTACGGATGATTCCTTTGTGGAGTTTACCCCGGAACATATCATTACCAACAAAATCCGGTGGAACTATAACCCGGAAGCCTATTCAAAAATGGCTGATGATGTGTTGAACCGCATAGCGTGTGATGATCCGCAAATCCGGGCGTTACTGGAAGAAGCGATTGGTTATTGTTTTTATCGCCGGAACGAATTAGGAAAAGCCTTTATCCTGACGGGTGACAAATCCAACGGAAAAAGTACATTCCTTTCAATGGTGCAAACCCTTTTGGGTGATGAAAATATCGCTTCACTTGATTTGAAAGAACTTGGGGATAGGTTCAAAACCGCCGAATTATTCGGCAAGCTGGCGAATGTGGGTGATGATATAGGGGATGAATTCATTGCCAATGCCGCCATTTTCAAAAAATTGGTTACGGGGGATAGGGTATCAGTAGAACGAAAGGGGCAAAACCCGTTTGAGTTCAACAATTATTCAAAATTGCTGTTTTCAGCAAATAACATTCCCCGTATTAAGGACAAAACCGGAGCGGTGCAGCGGCGTTTGGTTATCATTCCTTTTGATGCAAGATTTTCCGCTGATGATCCGAATTTTGATCCATATATCAAGCACAAGTTGAGATCAGAAGAAGTAATGGAATACCTGATTGTGCTTGGAATTGCCGGGTTAAAAAGAGTTCTTACCAACAGGCAATTCACAACTTCAAGTAAGGTGCAAGCAGCAATGGACGATTACGAGGAACAGAACAACCCGATTTTGGGATTCTTCAAAGAATGTGAAGATGAAGATTTCAAAATTGAGAATGAACCAACGAATAAGGTTTACAAGCGTTATCAGGAATA